ACTAGTAGAAACAGCTGACCCTCGTGATTTTGAGTATATAATTGAAGAGAAATCCAGCAAGGGAGACACAAATGTTTACATAACCGGACCATATGCAATGGCTGGAGATGAGAATAAAAACGGCAGAGTGTACTGTCCAGAGGAGATGAAGAAAGAGGTTGACAGATACACTAAATCTATGATAGAGACCAAGCGCGCTTTGGGAGAACTTAACCATCCTACTAGTGCTGATGTGGATCTGGAACGAGCATGTCACCGAGTTGTGTCTTTGGTACAAGACAACAACAACCCCAACGTGTACATGGGCAAGTCTAAAGTGTTGAGCACACCAACTGGAATGATAGTTCAATCACTAATAAAAGATGGGTGCAGCGTGGGCATGAGCACAAGATCATTAGGAAAGTTGATAAATGAAGAAGGAACCGGTGTGAACAAGGTGAAAGACATGAGACTTGTGGCGGTAGATTGTGTTGCTGATCCAAGTTTTGGAGAGGCTTTTGTCAATGGTATTCTGGAGAACAAACAATTCATACTGGACAATTACGGCCAATATGTTGAGGCATATGAAAATTTTGAGCGTGGCATATCAACACTACCCAAAAATGATGTTGACAGTTACATACGAAATAACATCGTCGAGTTCATAAATAATTTAAAAGGTAAATACAAAGCATGAAGAAAAACAGCACAAACAACCAATCCAAACAGCTAATTTCTAGATTTATACACAGTTTAGGCGAGAAAAATTACGCTGAAGCCAATAAATGTTTAAAGAAAACAATAGAAAATAAGCTTTCTAGCAGAATTAGCGACCATAAAAACATAAATATATTTAGAAATGAGTGACAATCCTATAACAGACCAACTTAAGAAAGTTGCATCAGATGTTTTGAGTGAAGAAACACTCGACACAATTGAGCAAACATTTAATGAATCAGTCAACAACAAGGCTGAAGAACTAGCTCAATTGCGAGTCGAGAAAGCTTTAGTGGAGCAAGATGAAGAACATTCCATCAAGCTTGAGAAGCTACTTGAGGCCATTGACACAGACCACACTCACAAGTTGAAGAGAATGGTAGAAGCAATTGACAAAAGCCATGCACAGAAACTGATAGCATTGGTGGAAAAATTTAGAGGTGAGATTGATGGAGACGCCAAATTGTTCAAAGAGAGCCTGGTTGACAACATCAGCAATTATATCGATTTGTACATCGAGAACACCATTCCTGCAGAAGACATACAAGAAGCAGTGAAAAACAAACACGCCATGACGGTGTTGAGCTCGTTGAGACAATCATTGTCAATTGACAACGCCATGAGCAACACACAAGTCAGAGAGGCTGTTATTGACGGCAAAAGACAATTGGATGAGGCGGCCGATCAAGTCACACAACTCAAAGAGCAAAACGCGTTGTTGAAAGAACAGACTGACAAGAAAGACGCCAAACTGACGTTGGAGCATCTGTCTGAAGGACTACCAGCTGTAAAGAAAAGACACATCGAGAAGATGTTCGCTGGAAAGTCTACAGAGTTCATAAAAGAAAATTTTCAATACACTCTTGACATGTTTGACAAGTCAGAGACTGAAAAGATAACCAATTTAAAAGCCGATGCCACAGCTGGTAAGAGAATAGCTGACCGACCAGTCACTAGTCCCAAGCAGGTTGTTCAAGAAAGTGTAGAATCACAAATTGAACAATCCACACCTGGCAACAAGCAAGACGCTGGCTTGTTCAACAACTACATGGGAGAGTTGGGCAAGTGGTAAACAATTTTGTTGAGGCCTCAAGGGCCTGAGTAAGTATAAGGAAAACATTAAGATATGTCACAGGTAAAACCCGCACAATCATACATCGATCAAGAACGCGCAGGTGTTCTTTTGGAAAAATGGGCTCCAGTATTGGACTATAGTTCTGACAATGTCAAAGCTATCTCTGATGATCACTCTCGCTTGAACACCGCGATCCTCTTGGAAAACCAAGAGACATGGTGCTTGAAAGAGAATTCATACGGATCCGCCTTAGGTGGTGGAAGTTCATTTGGACAACTTGGTGGTCAGTCAACTGCAGGTGGTGGAGATCACTACGCGTCAGGAGACAATCGCCTACCCAAGATTCTGATCCCGATGATTCGTCGTACATTCCCTGAACTTATCACTAATGAGATTGTTGGCGTTCAGCCAATGAGTGGACCTGTTGGATTAGCATTTGCTATGAGATACAAGTACGAGACTGATAGTCTTGGAACTGGTATTGATGGTAAATCAACACCATCTTCTGATGGTGCTCGTCACGATTACAGTGACGGTAAAGAAGCAGGATACCAAACTCTCGACACACGTTTCACTGGAGCTAGCAGCGATGAACTAGATGGTTTAAACGCTTCCGGCGAAAGTGTTGGACTCGATTTTATCGATGAAGACAAAGGTGTTGCAGAGTTGTTGCAAAATTACGAACTCACCGGAGATATTCCGCAGATGGAAGTCTCTTTTGAGAAGACCGCTGTTGAAGCTGGTACTCGTAGGCTTGCTGCCCGTTGGAGCGTTGAACTTGAACAGGACTTAAAGAACATGAACGGTATTGATATCGATACTGAATTGACAAACGCTATGTCGTATGAAATTCAGGCTGAGATTGACCGTGAAATGCTCATGAGAATGGTTCAAGTTGCTGCATCCGCTGGAGCTGGTAAAGGTGTTAGCACCTGGAGCCCCGCTAGTGCAGATGGACGTTGGATGGCCGAACGCAATCGTGATCTTTATGCTAAGATAATCGTCGAAGCGAATCGTATTGCTATTCGTAACCGTCGTGGAGCTGCTAACTTTTTAGTTGCTACTCCTCGCGTTTGCGCAATTTTGGAAATGCTCCCTGAATTTCAGTGGATGCAAGTTCAAGGCAATGTGAACACCCAACCAGTTGGGATCGCACGCGTCGGAAATCTTGGCGGAAGATTTAATGTTTATCGCGATACACGTACAGAAGCACAATTCGAAGACGGCAAACGCTCCGGCGAGCGTCTAGAATACATCCTGTTAGGATACAAAGGACCTGAGTTTTACGACACAGGTATCGTATACTGTCCTTACATTCCAGTGATGGTGCAACGTACAGTTGGTCCTAATGATTTTGCTCCACGTGTTGGATTGCTCACCCGTTACGGTGTAGTTGACAACATCTTTGGTGCTGATCTTTATTATCATGTTATCGTTGTAAAAAATCTCGGTGAATCGTTCACACCCGGCACACAGTCGGTGTACTTCGGATAATCTAATAGATGCTACTCAGCCGGTGAAATGATACACCCGGCGATAAAAAACTTTCCGACTCTTACAGGTGATGCTGAAGAGTCGTTTTTTTTTGTCTGCATGCCTATGTGAATTATTGCTTGCTGGTTTTCATGTGCATCACATCACAATTTCCAAGATCCGGA